GCAATTGTTGAGGAGTGCATCTGCCTTGTGTAACTGGTGTGCCTGTAAGTATCGCTCTATATTCTGCTATTTGCCCTAAATCAAGTAATCTTCGTGTTCTGATTGCTTTGTGGTTCTTTATCATATGGCTTTCGTCTATTATTAATAATGAATGATGATATTTTTCTATTAAATTTCTAGTTTTTATATAGAATTTGTTTGATTGGCTTATAGTTTCAGTTCCTATTATTACTATTAATTCATCTTTTATTTTTTCAACATAATTGGATGAAAATATAGAATGCTTAAATATATCCTCTCTAAGGTTTTTCTTAGTACTGCAAGGGCATATCCAAAACACCTTATTTATTTTTCCTTGATTAAGCTTTAACTGGATATATTCAAGCATTGTTCTAGTTTTGCCTGTACCCATATCCATAAACAAGGCACATGCTTTAAGTTTTTTGATTTTATTAAAGGCTTTTTCTTGATGTTCAAACATATTAGTCTTCAAATAATTCATCTATAACACCCACTTCTATTTCTTTTAATCCAACTATTTCTAAAAAGTTTTCAAATATAATTTCACCTTTTAAATATCTCTTGACAGAAGATACTTTATGAATATCGGATATATCACATATTTTAGTTAATTTCCCTTCTAAAACAATATAGTATCCACTTTCTCCATATTCGCTATTTCTATATCTAATATCCAATACATCGTTTTCTTTTGCATTATAACAGCCTTCAATAAGTAAATTTTTCCCATACTCTGTTTCTTCTAACTTTTTAAATTTTCTTTGCAGTTTCTCATCATAGTAACATCTAGCTACATACCCTCTATTTCTAAATGTACATTCAGTTTTAAAATAAAATTTATATTCATTTAAACATACTTCTTCTACTTCTTTTTTAACTTCTTTAAGTTCCTTTATCCTATTATCTAATTCAACTTTTATACTAGTCGCCAATTGTCTGAGTTCTTCTATTGTCATTGTTTTTAGATCTTGCATAATATACCCCCTTATCAGTTAATTTCATCCTTGTTCCATTAACTTCTATATAACCTAACTTTGTTAATTCTTTTAAGAAGAAAAGGAGATTGCTGCTTTCAATCTCCCCTTCATTATCTAGTATCATACATAGCAATTTACTTGTTTTCATAATATTTCTTTTCAAATTCCTCCCAGGATTTGCTAAACTCGTGATTTTGGAAAGCTTCTTTTAAACCTGTAATTTGTTTTAATTTAATTACCTCATCTAGTTCCATTCCTATCTTCTTGCATATTTCTTCATCTGTCCATCCAGCTTTTGATAGGTCGATTACTATTTCACTCATAGAACGTATTTGATGTGTCCCTCTAGCTCTATTATGTCTTATTGTACTTCCTATACGTTCATCCAATGGTTTATCTAGTATTACAAGTGGCAAATATCCATGTATACGTTTATTTATATCCTTATATTCTTTTCCTACCCTATTTCTATGAAATCCGTCTACAACCTCATATTCTCCATTATCAAGTTTGTACGCTACTATTGGTTGAGTATATCCATCTAGTTTTATAGATGTATGAAGTAATTTCATTTCAGTTGAGGCCACACGGTTTGGATTGTATTCATTAGCTTTTACCTTATCCATTGGTATCCATCTTACACAGTCAACAGGTTCTTCAAATGGTGATATATCAGATAGATTAGCTCTAATAGTATTCATTGTACTCACCTTTTCATCTAAGTTGTCTATATTATTGAATTCTCTTTTAAGTTCTAATAATAATTCTGCTATTCTTGCATTCATATTAATCTACTCCTTTATTTAATTCATTTGCTATTTGTTTTAGATGCTTATCATTTGTTGCATCTGCATCTAATAAGTCAGCATATTTTTTCTTAAGTTCAAACATTCTTTCTACATCGCCTTTTGTTTGCCCGAAAGATAATCTTTTCATCCAAAAGTCATTCCTTTCAATTGCTCTAGCAATTCTCCTCCATGAAGCTACCTTTTTAGCTGTTTCGAGTTTACTATCTTCTTCATCTTTTATATCTTCAACTCTTATGCCTTCTTCTTTTTCATACCAATCTAAGAAAGTTCTTATTTTTTTATGATAATGGTCCCTTAATTCTGGTGCATATAATCCTATAGTTTCTAATAGCCATACTGCATATTGTTCCCAAGTCATATTAGATGGCTTTTCACTTTTTATATTACCTAATAGAGAAGTTCTTGCATATATATTACCAAAGTTAACTCCATGTACCCTATTAAGGACCTTTTCCCACGTTTCATATTCAAGTGCTTTAAATTGATCTAGCCCATTTCTTTGGTCATCTCCATAAGGTTGACACAATCTTTGTTCATGTATGCTAACTCCATTCTTGTACATCAGTTCATATATTTCATTAAACTTTAAGTCAAGCTTTGCAACCGCTCCCCAATCATCCTCAGTTCTCCAGTCATAAATCGGATAAAAATTATACACGTTTTGTAGATGCTTGAATTTAACTTGTGTTGTCCAAGGCTTGTCTTTATAACGAACTTTTTTGTTGCTTATAATTGTGCTAAAACGGTTAAGGCTCTCATCACTTCTTATTCCTATTCCTGCCCCAGTAATTCCGCCATGTTTTTCATTAAACCATTGAGCAAAATATAATATAAACTCCTCAAATTCCATGCCACGCTCAAACCAAGTCCATTCTTCTGGGTAATTATCTTCATTAACAACATACTTTTTATATTTGCCCGTTGGCATTTGTCTTACCCATTTGCTTTTGTCCTTCTTGTCCCAGCATATCCACTTAGGCTGAATAACCGATACTGCATTTCTTAAACTAAGAGGTAACGCACACCAATACCAATCTTCTATTACATCTTCGCATTCATCTATTAATACTTTAACATGGTCTATGGTAGCTTTATATTGTGCTTCTAAATCTATATACAATACAGAAAATTTCTTATTCATTTTTCTTGCAACTTTTGATGCTAATTGAACCATTATCGAACTATCTTTTCCACCACTTACAGAAAAATATAGATTGTCAAATTCAGTAAATGCATATTCTAATCTTTCAAATGCTGCATCTAGTACATTTTGTTCTTTATAGATTTTCAATTAATTCACTTCCTTATAAATATTAATTCCTATATATATATATAAGATGTAATTAGTATCGCCTTCTGGCAACTTAAACTGTGTCTTCATCATAATATCTGATATTTCTTCCAATATATTTTCGCATCCTAAATCATATTGAATTATTAATTTCATCAATTTTGTATATACATGTTTCATAATGTAATCTGCAGTGTTATTACAGTCATTATTCGTAGCATCGGCTAATATATTTTTATAAGGCTCAAATTGTTTTTCAGTTAGATTATTTCTAACATTTTCTATCAATGTCCCTAATTTGAATAAGCCTACTTTACTTTCGCTATTAAAAAACTCTTTGTGTTTTTCAATGTAATTATTGATTTCCATAATAAAATTTCCTCTCTTGTTTATACCATAAAATCTATCTAGGGCATCTTGATTAAATACCCAAGTTTTCCCATATTTCTTACAATCTATTTCCTCTATAAATTTACCACGTTCAATAAGAGTACGTAATGTACTCTCATGTTTTTTATATTGCTTTGATGCCTCTTGAAGGCTTATAAGCCTATTAAATCTATTTCTCATTAACCTGTCCTCCATCAAATCCTCATTAAAAATAATATCCACTTTCTCTGACAACGTAATATTTATATTTTATCGCCTCCTTATTTATTTTATTTATTTCATATCTGCCAATCTCATAACTGTCCATGCTATATAACTTTCTTTTTCGTTTTGGATATCTTTGTAATGTTGTTCATAATCTACTAGATGTTTTCTTGTTTTTTCTATTTCACTCTTTACAGCTTCATCACTAGAAAACATTTTGTACCCTTTTAAAGCTCCAATTATCTTTGAAGCTTTTTCTTGTTTTTCTACTACTTCAAAGGCTTCTTCTAAACTATCAAAATCATCTTCTATGTCATCTTGTAAACTTTCAGATATTTCTATTTTGCTTGCTAAATCTTGTATGAACTCTAAATATTTTACGAATCTACTTCTTAATTCTTCTGCCCATTTAATTTGCTTTTCACTACCTTTAAGTTCTACCATTTTCTTTTCTCCTTTCTCTTGAGATAAGAAAGATAAGCATAAACCTAATTGAGCTTTATAATCAACTTCTGGATATTGCTCTTTTATTTCCTTTGTCATTTTATGAGCTTCTTTCATTAAATTTCTTTTCATCTTCCTTACCTCCTTTATATCTTTTATTAATTATATAATAGTTGATACCAACTACAATGTCAACTGTATTTTATTAATTTTTATTAAAAAAGTTTTCGACACAAAAAGACTCCCTAAGAAGGAAGTCTTGCAATAAAGCTGGAATATCCAGTATCTTCATTTTTAATTAAACATAAAGCGTTGTATCTATCTAATTCAGCTAAATCTATTTCGCTATATCCATCTTTCTCAAAGTAAGTAGATAATTCTTTAAATGCTTTTACATCACATCCTTGCAATAATAAATAACTAGACCCAGATGCCAATACACTATTTTTACACTTAGGAGTTAACTGATCTAAATAATGTAAAGCTAAAGTAGGAGTTAATTGAAATTTTCTACATTCTACCAATATGTTTTGCATAAGTAGTTGGCAGTTGTAACATTGATGTATCTCATCAAAGAATAATTCTGTATGTGTACTACAATCTATTTGCTTACTAATCCAAACTTTATTTAAAAAGTATGTGGCAATTACATTTCTAATCATTTTGCTTTTAAAATACTGTTCAGGTATTTTTATCAGAATTACTTTATTCTGCTTCATAGCTTCTACAAAATTAATATTATTATCAGCTTCTTTATTAAATGCTAGTTTTGTATATAAATTAGTTTTTAACCAGCTAACACGGTCCAGTATTCCATCTATCTTGCTATCGTAATTCTCTACTCTGCCCTTGCTATCTATTTTGTTTAGGTCCTTTAAGTCCTCAATTTCTTCCATTAATACATCTGGTATATTTTCTATTAACTCTGCCCTTTTATTTGGATATTTAAGAACATTAACTATTTCTTTAAAACTAGCATTTACATTCTTATAATATACTACTGTAGCGGCAGCATAAAAATATCTAAGCATTCTAGGTGTAAGTTTGCTATTATCATCATTTATGCTATCTAGTAATAATTGCATCTGCTCTGCCTTTTGCATAGCTATATTAACCTTATAGTATATGTCATCATCTTCATTAAATATTAACTCATTAAAGTTAAATGATTGAACTTGTTTAGGATCATTGAAATTAATTTCTACTAATTTATCCTTTGAAGTTATTTTCTTTATATTATCTGATAGCTGACATTTGTCTATATAATCTATTACTACTAATCCTCTACCAGCTTTTATAATATCACTTGCCATATTTTGCATATAATAAGATTTACCACTACCCATACTTCCAAGTAATACTCTTCCTAGTCTTTTCATTTGCTCATCCATGGAGTAATATACCTCTTGTTTGTTTTCTTTATTCTTTACAGTTCCAATTCTTATCTTACCATTCTCTAAACATTTAGGTGCTTTAAGTTCTAAACACTTATTATGTTCTATCATCTTGAATTGATTTATAACTTCTAGACTAGGCATTGATATGAAATTACTGCACTCTTCAATTGTAGTTTTATTAACATTCACATGATTTATGATTGTCTTTTTTATATCAATGTTTTTAGTAATTTCATTAATGATTAACTCATTATCATCTGAAATTATCTTGAAAGTATTAGAAAAAGCGTTAGAAAGTTCAATTTCTCTTGATTTCTCACTAGATTTGGTTAAAATTATGCTTTGATTTTTACAAATTGCCTTCTCGCACTTTCTTTTGGTGCTATGAGAGATTTCGCATTGTAAAGGATTAAGTATAAGCTGATTATTTTGTGGTACGTTTAAAATACAATTTAAGAGGTTGTTTATGATCGAGATAAAATTTTTTAATGCTATTACAGATAAATCTTTAATATTTTTTGACTTTTTTAGATTTTCTCCATTTTTGTATCTTTGAATTGCTCTTGGATAGGTATTAGATCTAAAATAGTTGGATTCTTTTTCACTAGTAGGTATAAAATTATATAATATTCCCACCATTTCATTTTCTTCCAATATAGATGTAATCGTCATGTTGCTATTGAGTAAGTCATTATTTCTTTTATCAACCGCAAGAGATAATGACTCATCATATTTATAATGCAAATCAAATTTACTGCAGCTATTAATATCCATTGGAATATTATCCACTTTTTCAATCTCTATATTTTTCCAAACCTCTTGAAATTTTATTTTAAATTGATTTAGATATGATTTAGGAATTATAAAATAAAATTGGACCTTTCCTTTTGTAATATGAATATAAAAGGATACTTTGGGCTTTTGAACGATAATTAACTTTTTACTAGCTTGATTTATATATTTATTAGACTGCTTAAACATTTTATTAATTAGAGATGCTATTTGTTCAGTATTATTATTTTTGTTGCTCTTTGTAGGAACTAATCTGATAATTGAATATTCGCATTTTCTATATTCGTAATAATCACTTAATTTCATACTTTTAGGTTTACTAGGAATTATATTAAGCATGGCATAACACCTTACTTAATATGTTGATTATGATATATATAGCAGGACACATTAATCCTACTCTCTTTCCTTTTTCCCAACCGAATATATATAAAACTAAAGCTATCAATCCGGCCACTACTAGCCAATCATAGCAAACGATACTTAAAGTTTCTAAGCACTCAACTGTAAATTTGCCTAAAAAAGCATTTAATTTATCCATATAAATACCTCCTTAAAATTTAACCATACTAAACAATCTTGGATAAATATTTAATATAATATAAAAAATAAAATATTGTAATCCTGCAGAGCTAGCTTCTTTTAAATTAGCTCCTGCTAACATTTCATTAGTCATGCATAGTATACCTTTTCCTAGGCATCCATATTTAGCGAATACAAGAACCATGTGAATTATTTCATAGGCTACATCTCCTAATCCCATATCATTATTTTGAGCGAATATAGGCTTTGGAATAGAAATAGCCAATAAAAATACTAATCTAGCATACTCTTTTTTATTCTTCTTTAAGTTTCCTATAAATTTATCTAAGGTACTTAATTCTTGTAATTGCTTGTATTCAGAAAAAGTATAAGATTTCATGAATAAACCTCCTTAAATTTGCAAATAATATAAATACACAAAATCGCAAGCAGGTGAATTATAATGAGTCAAGCTATATTTTGGTTTGGGTGTGCTATTGCTCTAGATATAATAGAAAAAATTCTATTTTAACATAATAAAAAAGCCTGAGATATTCGTTCTCGGCTTTTTCTTTTGTTTAATCTTCTTTATTTATTTCTTTTAGCATTTCTTTCCTTAGAACTTGTTTTATATAGTTGCTTTTGCCATACACTTCAAATTTACGTTGGAGCCAATCTAAAAGCATGGTATCATCAAGTGTGTTCTTTTTAAATGAAATATTGATTATAGTTGGTTTTTCTTTTGCCATAATCTCACCTCACTAATTTTTATTCAATTATTACCTAAAAAATGTATAATTTATATATTATTTATTTTTTCTTGAAATCCTCTATTTATTTTCTTTGTATAAATATATGTAATTCTTCTATAAGTGTTACATAAAATTATTTAAAAATTATTTAAAATTTATATAAATTTATGCAATTTTTATATAACTCTTGCATATATATTACTATAAAAGAAAAAGGGGGAAATGAAAATGAAAGAAATGTTAGAAAAAACTAGCATGGAAATGTTAAAAGAATACTTCTATGATGCAAGAGGATATTATCCAGAAGATGAGTTTACTAAGGAAGAACTTGTAAATATAATATTAAAAGACATGGAGGGCAAATAAATGAATAATTTTCAAGTTAGTTGGATAAATAATGAAGGTTTAGAACTATATAGTGGTTGGACTGATTATGTAAGTGCAATTAATCTATTTAGAGAAATTTGTAAAGAAAAAGTTGATATTGACCAAGTAGAAGCAAGATTTTGGGGAGAAAATGATATTCTTCTAAAGAGATACAATAATATAGAAAATAAATATTATAGTTGCTAATAAAGGAAAGGCTAGGGATTAAATTTCCTAGTCTTTTTTGTCGAACGATTATTGGAATATTTTTTAAAATATAGTTGATATTAGCAAGTTACCATGCTAACATATAATTAGATAGAGAGAAAGGAGTAATTAAATGAAAAGGAATGACCAAAAGCAAATAATGGTTAGAGTAGATGAAGACACTAGAACTAAATTAAGAATTAAAGTTTTGCAAGAAAATACATCTATTCAGGAAGTTTTAGAAAAGGCTATACATGAATATCTAAATAGCGATAAAGACAAATAAAAAAGATATCCCCTACCGTCCAAAGTAACAGGATATCTTTACACATAGAGAACTTATAAAAACTTCTCTATCATATTATAAATTCTCTAAAGATAAAAATCAAGAGGAGGATTAGAGTATGAAAGATTTAATACCAGTAAAATTTAATGAAGAGGTAGTTATAACTACTAAAATGTTAGCAGATGTTTATGAGACTGAAGAAATAAGAATACAACAAAATTTCAATAGCAACCAAGAAAAATTCAAAGAAGGAAAACATTACTATAAACTACAAGGCAATGATTTAAAGGAATTCAAAAGGGTACTAGTTAAGAACGAAGACCCTTTATATCAAGAAATTAAATTTGCTTCAGTCTTAATACTTTGGACTAAACGAGGCGCTAGTAGACACTGTAAAATGTTAGGAACTGATAAAGCATGGGAAATGTTCGATACATTAGAAGAAAATTATTTTAATCCAAAACCACAATTAACAAACCACGACCAAGCAATATTAAATATAATCAATTCAAAAACAGATATAGAACAAGCCATAGCAATCAAAGATTTTGAAAAAGTAGTAACTGAACCACTACAAGATGAAATAAAAGTATTAAAACCTAAAGCACATTATACAGATATAATTTTACAAAATAAAGGATTAATCAAAGTAACATCAATAGCAAAAGATTATGGAATGTCTGCTCAAGAGTTTAATAAATTACTTTGTGATTTTAAAATACAATATAGATTAGGTAATCAATGGTTTTTATATAAAAAATATCAAAATAAGGGATATACTCATTCTGAAACAGTAAATTACAAACATAAAGATGGCAGAGATGATGTGAGTATTATTACTAAATGGACTCAAAAGGGAAGATTATTCTTGTATGAATTTTTAAAAGAAAAAGATATTTTACCTATAATAGAAATAGAAAAAGATTTATAAAATTAAAGTAGGCTACTCTTTTGAGTAGCCTATGAGGAGGATGATAGTTATGGAAGAAAGAAACTTTGTAGTATATAAGCATACAAGCCCAAGTGGAAAAGTTTATATAGGTATAACATGTCAAGATATTCAAGCAAGATGGAAAAATGGATATGGATATACTAATAATAAGCATTTTTACAATGCAATCAATAAATATGGCTGGGACAACATAGAACATGAAATATTATTCAACAATCTAACAGAAGAAGAAGCTAAATTAATGGAACAAATGTATATTGCTTTATACGATAGTAATAATCCAAATAATGGATATAATAGAACTTTGGGTGGTGATGGGGCTAAAGGAATTTATTTTACAGCAGAAACTCGAAAGAAAATGAGTATTTCAGCAAAAAATAGGACTTATAAGCCTTCCCCTGAACATCTTATAGAATATAACTTAAAACGTTGGGAAAATGAGGATGAACATATCAAACAAAGTAATAGAACAAAAGAATATTGGATGAATAATCGTAATCAAATAATAAATTCTATGAAAAAAACTTTTGCTACAGAAGAAAATAAACAAAAAAGGGGAAATGCCACAAAAAAACTTTGGTTGGAGAATGAATATAGGGAAAAAAGAATAAAAAACTTAAAAGCAAGATGGGATAATGATGAATATAAAGAAAAAATGAGCAATATTTTTAAACAAAAATTTAATTCTGATAAATATAAAGAAAAAATGGAAAAAATATGGGAAAGTAGAAAAGAAAAATTTGTATTGCTTAATAATAGAAAGATATTTAAAGGCTTACAAGAATGTAAAGAATATGTACATTTAAAATCTGCATCAAGCATAGTATTGTGTTGCCAAAACAAACGTTGCTCAGCTGGTAAATATAACGGTGAAAATGCAGTTTGGGTATATTATGAAGATTTTTTAAAAATGAATATAAGTGATATTGAAGAAAAATTAAGTAAAGGTAAAAATTCAAGAAAACAAAGTAATTCAAACCTTCAAAGCAGAAGAAGAAAAGTGATTTGTATTACTATAAACGAAATATTTGATAGTATTGCTGATGCTTCTAGAAAATATACCTTAAATCATAATTGTATAAGCAACTGCTGCAGAGGTTTGCAAAAAACCACTGGTAAATTATCAGATGGAACTCCATTAAAATGGATGTATTATGAAGACTATTTAAAATTAAATAATAAAAAGGAAATTGTCTAATCAAATAGAATTCTAAAATATAAATTATTAAGGGGGATGTTAATATGAATGAAGTAAAAAATAAATCTTATATCGAATGTCCTAAGTGTGGTAAACAAGCATCTATAAAATCTGCATCAAGTATATTCTTTAGTGCAGGTGTTATATTGTGGCTGGCAGGAGGTTGTTTACTTTGGATACCAATTATAGGCTGGATAGGTGCACCAATTGCATTTATATTAGGGGTTATTTCCTTAGTAATTGGAATTATTGCAGTAATAGTTGGTGGGGCAGTAATACAATGCTCTCATTGTAATAGCACATACAATTTAACAAAATCAGAATATAAGAAATTTAAGAAAAGTGTAAAATAAAGGGGATGTTATTTATGAATAAAAAATTAATAAGCATATTAACATCATGTATATTAGCAGGAAGTTTAATGGTTGGATGTAGTGAGGATACTACAAAGAATTTAGATGAAAAAGGAAAACAAGCATTAGCCACAACGAAGAAAGAAGAACATGACTATAAAAAAGTAACTGAATTAACCCTTAGCAATGATTATGAGGATGAATATGTTGAAATAACAGGTACAGTTAAAGAATTCAAAACTGAATATAACACTATGATAATTACTTTAGATTTTGAAAAAGCAATATTACCAGTATATGTACACATCCCTAAAAACATGGTTGATGTTAAATTTGAAGTTGGCGATACAATAATAGCATACGGAAGATGTTGCGGACTTAGAAAAAGATCAGATGAAAAATACTTCCAAATTAATGCTTATTTCTTAAGCAAGACTCCAATAATTAAAAAAGAACAATCAAATCAAAATAAAGAAAATAAAACTAATAGTAAATCAGCAGATAATAATAAATTAGAGAACAATAATCAGTCAACAAATACAACTAAGAAAGTTCAACAAACTAAAAATAAAACAATAAATGAAGAAAAACAGCAAAAGAAAAAAACTAAACCATATGTAGATGAAGAAAATAACGTATATGTCGATGAAGATGGTAATCGTCAACCATTAGTAAAACATGATCATATGACAGAAGAGTATGATAAACAACCCAAATGTCCAGAATGTGGTTATCCAGTAGATGATTGTCACTGTAATGGTGATGGTAATACAGTTGATGAAGAAGATGATAATTATAACTGGGACTACTACGATGAGCCTATGGATGAGGATAGTTGGAATATTAATAATGATGAACAACAGGAACAAGAAGAAACACCTGCACAACAAGATAATAACCAATCACAACAAGACGATGAAGAAATCCTTAAATAAAAATAAAGCTGGTAAGGGGGAAAATATCTAATGAAAAAATATATTGAAAAAGAAATAATTAAAAATGAAAAAATATTAGATAAAATTATATGTGATGTATGCAAAAAAGAAATAAATAGTAAATATTATTATGAAGTTACAACAAGCCATGGAGATTGGGGCAATGATTCTTGGGAAAGTTTGCATATATATGATATATGTTCAGATGAATGTTTATCTAAGATGTTTGATGAATATTTAAAATTTAAATCAAACACTAAAAAACTAGAAATTGAAAAAGTAAGCAGAAAAGCAGAAATGGGTTAAAATGAACATCCTATACTTAACATAATTTAAAGTTATATACCCAATAAAAATAAGGCTGGTAAGGAAATTAATCCCTACCAGCCTTTTTATTATACTTTCTTTACATATTTATCAGATGCAGTTATATATAATCCTGATTCTAAGCGATACATAGAAGTATTTCCATTTTTAGCGCCTACTGTATCTATTACTTGTAGATGTTGCCCCTTCTTAACTGTTGCAACTGGATCTGCATCCCAATCTGCTACTTTTCTTATATTAAGTTTATCAAGTGTTACTATTTCAAATTTTGTTGCCTTGGTTTCTTCCTTCTTAGGTTCTGCTTTTTTACCATCTACATAGTTTTTTACATCTTTTATGAAATGAGCAAATCCTTCTGGAGAAGTTCCAAATCCCATAAAATTAGTTCCTGGACAAGTTTTAGCACTTCTATCTACATTATATTTTCCAAGATAAGTACCACTATATGTAAACCAACAATGGGGCCTTATATGAGTAGTATTGACGGGTATGTCAAATCTTTTAGAAAGTAATCCATACAAGTATATTACTGCCTTCTTTTGTGCATCACTCATCTTGTCATGTCCCTTGTCAAAGCATCCATATATTTCTATACAAATAGCGTGGTCATTCCAACCTCTAATACCAATTGGAGTACTATTAAGGTTTCTACCAGTTGTTATCTTACCGTCAGGGAAAACGTTGAAGTGTTGTGCTATATGATGTCCATGACCATCACTAGCTGCACTACCCCATTTAGATTTTCCATAACTGTCCAAAGATTTAGTTCTGCCGAAGTGTGGTTCCGAAAATACTTTTTTATCAGTTTTTTCCCATGTAGAATAGCTAGGCATATCCATATGGTGTACTTGTAATCTTGTTATTCTTCTACTTACCTTTTGTTTTGCAAGCCAATTTTTAACATCCTTTTCATTTTCAAGTAAGGTAAAACCACCTTGAGTTTTCATTATTTATCACCTTCTTTATTTTCAATTAAATTTTTAAAAGCTTGATGAAGTCCTACAGAACTTAAACCGCTCAACATTCCTCCTAGTAATACATTTACATTAAAATAGCCTGCTATAAAGTAGTTTAAAACCACTCCTATGCAGGCCATGATTAATGGTATATATTTATTAGGTATAAAATCTAAACTTGTTTTTATTACATATCCTATACAACAACATACTAATATTACTGCAACTACTAAATAATTACTTATAACACTTAAATCTAACATTTATCTCTCTCCTTTATTTTCTAATTCCTTTATTTTTTCTTCAACAACACTCATTCTACTTATAAGATTATTATGCTTATCCACCCTATTACTCAGAATAGATATATCTTCTTTTATATTTTTTATCTGTTCTTGTATTACTGCAGTTGTCTTGTTATTGCTAAAGTAAGAACCTGCTAGGGTTCCAACAAATGCTAGTATTGCAACAATTATTTCTGTATTCATAGACAACACCTCTATTCTAGCTATGTTTGACTCTATCCTTGAGTTCATTCAATTTTGCATCGTTCCAAGTCGTTGTATCACCTACCAAATAGCCTGTAATTCTGCGAATTCTTTTAAATGGAATTGGAACTACCTCATATTTCAAATCAACATAATCGCCATCCAATTTTACAACCAGGCTTTTAATTTGTTGTCCTGGATTTTTCTTTTGAACATAATCTATATATGCCTGTTTCTCTCTTTCATCTAATTCTACTGTACACCCTTCTTCATTCCAGCAATGAAAATCCATAATATCACCCCTTTTTTACATTAAAAAAGGACTTAAAATTAATTAAGTCCTTTAACTTTCTATATTGATTTATAAAGTACAATTATCCCTATTATAGACAGAATACCTATTAATATGCCTATTAAACATAATACTAATGCTATATATAATAAAGCCATGCCAACACTCCTTTTTATTACAAAGTATTAACATGACTTCATTTTTATAAACATATTTCTTACGCAATTGATTCAAATTACGAACTAACTAGATATAATAATTTTTCTAAATTAAGTTATAGTTAAAGTACAACTTTTAGTACATTTACCTGATTCTGATGTACATATAATTGACACTGTCCCGGCTTTAATGCACTCTATTTCAGCATTCTTCCCTAAACCTCCGTTGATATAATCACCATTAATTAATACACTGCCAGAACCCTGTCTTCTCCAGACAACACATTCATCATCACTGTCAGTTGTTGCAGTTATTGTAATTTTATCTCCAACATTTGCTGTCATAGTTTCATTAGAAAGTGTTAATGTAGTAGCAGGTGTAACTCTAAATGGCACTATTGAATAATTTAATCCATATTTTTCATTTTTAGTTTTCGCAGCTGACGACACATTCCATATTTTTACATTTTCTTCTTCTCTATCAATTAGAATAAATGTTACTGTATTAGAATTAATTACAGCATTGTTTGTACTATATTTACCTTCTTTTGAAGGTGTATAAGTTTTTAAATAATTATCGTATTCTGCCTTACTTGAATCTATATAACCATTCTTACATAGTATATCAAGCACTCCTGTCTGTCCTACTCTATACCATCCACCATCATGAGTATGACCATGTATACCACATAATAAATTACCTTTTTTGTTTTCAAAATTAAAATTATGAGCTACTCCATCTGAATCTAATACTGTACCTGATTTTTTTTCGTACAGCCCATTCCATAGTTCTATTGCTAAATTTGAATTAAGTTCCCATATTCCCCAATTATAACTATCAAACATATAAGATGGAGCGTATGCTTGTATAACATTACTTTTATTTTTTTCTATGGCTAATGGACAATGAGATATTAAAATAATATCATATCCGTCATCTTTTTCTAATTCCTTTATAATTGACTCAACTTGTTCAAATGTGTTTGAATATATATGTTGTTTTCTACTCGTATTCCATCCGCCTAATGCGACATATTTTATATTATATTTATCATCATATACCACAAAGTCGCTAATTGTTGAGTTGAAATATTTCGCATCACTTGCTCCGAAATATAAATCAAGCATTGGCTTTTGAGAATCATCAATCCATGCTTGTGCACTAGATTTTACAGTGTCATGGTTACCTAATATATTAATTACTTTATTATTAGGGATATTACTTAATGCGTTTCGCATACTACCATAGGTCATTTCTATTCCATTCTCAGAAGGTTGTATGTAATTAAAAACACAATCTCCAAGATTTAAAAATTTTGAAACATTATTCCATGGCACTATATCTGCTAAATAATTTAACATCGGTTCAGTCATGCTCCATGTTCCATGAATATCAGTTACTACTAAAATAGGTATTCTTTTTCTGTTGCCATTATATGCTTTTATCCATTGCTCTTTTGCTTCCCATATTTTATCTGCTATTTGAGAATTTAGTCCATACTTAATAAAAGGATTTCTAGGTTTTACAATACCCTCAGTATAAGAGTATGTAATAGTTGATTTAGTTTTAACAGAAGGTGTAAAGTTAACAGTTATATAACCATCATTTATTAATTCTATGGCAGTTTTATCGGTAGTTACACCTTGACCAGTCATTCCTTTTGTATTTATGCAAACTGCCGCCATGCAATCTTCTGGAATTTTTATATATGCAGGATTATTTCCAATTTTTATTGTGTTTGGACCTAGTTTTTTCGTTGCATAATTATATATATAACTATATGCATAAACTTCATCTTCAAATATATTGTCTGCATATACATAATCACTATATGTAGAATATTTAACAATACCTTGAGTATCAAAAAATATAAAACCAATAGAGCATGGGTCTAACTTAGAATTATCGACTTTTATGGATAATATACCTCCTGTTTCATTTGTACTGTAAACAACAAATTGACCTTTTGTATAAGTAGTAGTTTGTAAATTATCTAAATTAATATAGCAATAAGGGTCTTTGTTATCTGACAATAATTTAGTATATTGTGTATAATCATAAAAGTTAGGTTTTAATACTTGTGCATTATGATAAGTAGCATCAATGCCTGTAAATTTGTTAATAACTTCTTTAGATAATTTTTCATATGTAATACTGTTATTTCCTATAGTCATATTAGATAATGTTCCATCGTCTATTTTGGATTGAATTATACTTGTTAATTGTTCATCTGTAACTACTGCGGTAGGAATCTCAACAGTTGCTATCTGCTTCCCATCATTTAACAATTTTAATGTTTGCCCACTCATAGCCATGCTTACTTTGGATAAGTCTGTATTATTACCAACTTCAACACCAGTTCCTACAAGAGTTCCATCTTGTTTTTTAATATAAATTTTTCCATCTGTATGTTTTACAAGTGAATAATTCGCAATATCTTTACATTGTGCAACAACTTCATTAACTGCACCCTTAACTGTTTTATCAGTAGTAGTTAATGTTTCTGTACCCAAATCAGTTTTAATGGTATTTATATCAGTTTTTATTGCAGTATCGTCATAGGCCTTACCAGTGCCAGCTTTTATAGCTTTAGTATTAGAATCTAGTGCATCTTCAAATTTATTGATTATACTTGCTGATAATATATCACCGTCTTTGTGTATTTCTCTAATATAATTACCTTCACTATCGAAAGCATTTTTTATTTCTCCGGTCGCTAATTTACTTAATCCTAATATAGCCTTACCCATAGTTGCATCATCACTTACAAGAGGCTCACATACATGTAATTGTTTTGATACAATAGGCATGGAAATCATACTTGTTTTTTCTTCGTCTAATAATGATATTTGAAAATCATAATCACCTACTTCTATTGGATCATCTATAAGATCATCAGTTATTGTAAGTATTGCTTGACCTCCGTCTGTTGGTTGTATTGCAAATGTATATTTTATTTCAGCATTTTTATATAATCTAACTTGGAAAAAACTTGCATTAGTAATCAATATAATATTGTTCATATCGCCTTTGTTAAATCTATATTTGTTATTTACAATTGTAAAATACAATTCAATGTTTTTATCCAATCTATATAAATATATGTCTTCATCTAAAGTTGCTTTATTTTTATCAATCGTCATAACACATTTTTTATAAATCATCTTAAATACCTTCCTTTCAAAATAAAAAAGAGAACTAAAAATTTAATTTTAATTCTCTGCTTATTTATCTATTTTATCTGTGGATTTTAATTCTTCATTTTCTTTTTTAAGTTTATCTATTTGTTGCTTATATATTTCACATTGAGCTTGAAATAGTACTTTTTGATGATTAGCTTGTGCCAATTCTTGTTTATATATTTCAGTTATTATATTTATTGCATCCATTCAATCACCTCCTATTCTGTATAAGTTACTTTCATTGTTACACTACCACTTGAATAACTATATTATAATTATTTGTAATAGTCATATTTCACCTCGTTTATTTTATTATTCAGTTGTAGTGTAAGTTATTGTTACCGAACATGAAGCACTACAACAACTATAAGAACCACCTGCACCTGTTGTGTAATCACTTGTACAAATACCTAATCCTTTAGCTTTATTAGATATCAAACTTGTGATTTCACTACTACTCAATGTAAGTGTAATACTTGATCCAGTCGCTAAACTAAATTTCTTATTGATAACTCCAGTACCTAATTGACTAGGTGTACCTGACGGTCTCTTAGCATAAGTATGTGCTCTTAAATAATGAGTTACAGATGCATTTCTACCACCACTCTGTCTAGTAACCTTTACTTTAATTCCAGTAACAGTATAATCAGGGTTTTGTAATATATTATAAATATCACTATCAAAGAACCAATATCCTACATTTTTACCATTTCCACTTGTCCATGTACCTTGTCTAACTACTGATTCACTAGACCAACTATTAGCATAATTACCGCTTGTTCTCCAACTGCGGCCACCTGAACTTTTTATAGTCTTAGTTACACTTGTAAGTTTAGGTACATCAGGAGTAGGAGTAGATGTATCATCTTTAACTACACTATTATAAGTTACACCAGTATCAAATATTTGACCATTGTTGCTGATGTATTTAGCCCCTTTACTAGATGTTGTTCCACAATGAGTTCCTTTATTTAATTGAATTATACTACCACTAACACAATGGAATGTTTCAGCGCTTGTTCTACCACTACTACTCGCTATATAAACATGAGACGCACTATGACATCTAACTAATGCATTAGGGCTATTTATAGCACTTATTGAAGATAAATATGCAATCGCTCCATTTGTACAACAAATACCATTATTTTTATAATCAGTAGCAGTACCACTATAACATCTCACATCATATACTGTGACCCTACATCTATCAGCTACTAAACAGTATCTATAACTACTTTGAAGTCTACCATTTGCTCCGGGTACTATATTACAATACACACTTGAATTATTTACTGAGCCGGGTACATCACCATAAAATTCATAATCCATACCATGACCATAAAATGCTATACTACCATTCAATTGATGTCCTTGCATGGCTACTCTAACTCTACCATTATTAAAATTATTAAGATATATATTTTCAGTATGTTTTTTAGTCACATATATATCTAATGTGTAACCATTTAGATTTCTAGGCACTACGTCTTGTAAATCACTAAAACTTGCAAATGTCATTCCATCTTCAAAGTTGTCTTCATCAAAATCATCAGGATATGTATAACCATATGTTACATAAACTTTACAATTTCTAACTAAACTTTTATCTTGCCATTTAACATTACTTGACTCAGCTATTAATTCTTTACAACTTATTCTACCTTCTATCAACAAATCTTTTGCTTCACAAGTACCATCATCTCTAACTCTAAAGTTATCATTTACGTTTATATTTCCGCCTGTAACATTTATATTAGAAGAATTAACTTTTCCTTGTGGGTCTACACTAAAGGAAGGATTTGTAGCGGAGTTTAATATTGTAGCACCAATAATTGTTTTACCATCAATTGCACCATCAACCATCATATCTCCAGTTACTTTAACTTGTTTTGTTATTATGTTTAATGCATCTTGTGTTAGTTGCATTGAAGCTGTACTAGTACCTTTAACCCACCAAGAAAATCTATCAGATAATTGTTCGTATTGTGTTTCAGTAGCCTTAATTACAGAACTTTTAGTAATAGCTGCTACAGGTATAGTTTTATTTACTGTGGTTTTTCCTTCAATATTAATTGTTATATGTATTTCCCCAGCATTACCAGTTACTGTTAGGAGAGTGACTGTCTTAAAATCACTCTCTAATTTTGCAGTACAATTAATTGTGTCTGTTATAGTTACTTTATATTGTCCCGTAGTGGGTGTTTCATTAACTGCAGTTAATAGAGTAGATCCATTATATATATTAATTTGGGTATTCTTACTAGTTTCCTGCACAACTGCCTTATTTATAGTCGTTGTAAATGTATTGCTGTATATAGCAGTACTTGTGGTCGCTCTATTGACTTGTGATGTGAATGAATTACTATATATTTCAGCCATATGAACACCTCCTATCTCAACGTACCATTATTTACAGTTAATGTTACACTTCTTGATACGCCATCTTGTGTTGTAGCGGTTATTTCAACGCTACCCTTAGCTCCTGCATAAGTACTACATAGTCCGCTATGTACCCAAACTAAGCTTGAATCACTGGATTGCCATGTTAATGATTTGTTAATACAATTATCGTTAAAAGTAGGTCTTACCATACAGTTATGTGAGTTATCATTCCAATCCATAGCTGTTAGCGTAAAATCACTAGAATTTAATACCACATTATCAGTACTTAATGGATAATATTTTACCCAGTCTACATATTGTGTAATTTCAGTAGTACTACTATCAGGAGTACCTCCACTAGCACCAATTGCTTGATTAAGTAATATAAAGTGTGGTATATGGAATGCTCTATTATCAGTAGCACTTGTTCTTGATAATTCATGTCCGTCAATAGAGAAAATTAGACTACCATCTGTTTTCCACTCCATTGCAAATTCATGCCAGTCACCAGTTGGATAATCATTATACCATACACGTCCGCTTTCTTCTTTTTCATTAAAGAATGTACCACAAGTTAATTTTCCGTTATAGAATTCCATTACGTCAAACTCACCACAATATGCCCACCATTCACCTAAAGTATCAGGATTACCATTTTCTTTATATCCAAATTCAAAACTATCTCCTAGAGTCCAAAATGCACCAAATGCTCCATTATAATTACAAGCTCTAACTCTAGCAACTATTTTACCATACATAAAAGCAAAATGTCCTTTGGAAATTATAGACGCAGAAGTCCAAGAACCGTCACTGGCCTTTAAACCTCTTAAGGCTAATATTCCGTCGTTAACTTCGGCATTTGTATTTGTATATTTTTGAGTTTCACCATTTCTTACATAACCTAATTCATATGACCATTTATTAGGATCCACTGTGTTACTTGAAAAGTCGTCTATAACGTAAGCACCATCACTATCTAATAATCCAGTTGTACCGGTACCTCCAGAAGAAGTTTTAGTTAGTGTTCCAGTTACTTGTGTATTATCACTTGTACCACATATTCTAATATATGAAGCACCCGCTGGCACAGTAAATGTTGTTGATAATGAACCAACTGACCAATCTGGTGTATTGTTTTCTATATATCCTCCTGAGTCATTGCCTAGATAAGTATCACTACTATTATAGAAACATACACAAACATAACTTACAGGATTTAAATTAAGTGTATATTTTCCGGATGGAGTTACTGATATTTTGTCAACTGTACTATAGTATTTTCCATCTGTAGTATCCGTAACTACACCGTTATCCAATTTTTTATATTGAGTGAAAGTTAATCCGCTATTATCTACTAATGTAACTGTGAATACATTACTTGTCTTAGTTGTACCCTTAGCAGTCGTAACTCTTATAGCCATATTATATGTTCCCGCATTCGCTTTATCATCATGTAAAAACTTATGGTTATTCCCACTAGACGTAACTTCACTAGTTTTATCGTAGAATGTATGTCCACCATCCCATGATACTTCATGTTTTGCTACCGCTATATTTGTAGTATATTCGATATAGAATGATGTTTTAGTGTTTTGTGTTATGTTTGCTATATTACTTATAGTTAATGTTTCAGGAGTATCTCCGCCTCCACCACTGCTAGATTCAGTATATACGCATTTTAATTTACAGTTACTGTATGTTCCATTACTCCAGCTACTTACGTTGAAAACAGCTTTACTGCCAGTAAATGAAGTAGCGCTCGTATAAGTACTACCTCCATCTTTACTAATTAATATGTCGGAAATATTAGTAGCATCGGTTGTGAAATTCACAGTTAACGTATCTCCTGTTGTACTGGGATTACTTGAAACTGTTATACTTGCCATATAATTACCTCCTTTAATCACATGTAGTTATTAAGCATTCCTTACTAAGTATTATAGTATAGCCGTCTATATTTTGAATTGACTCCTTGATTTGATTTAGGCCGTCCTTTGTTGCATATGTATCACTCACTGTCAACTTGAACCCGTCTAAGGATTGTTCTAGTTTTGATTGTTTACTGGTTACATCATTCACATCGGTTTCTAATTTCCCTATTGTAGTTGTATGCTTATCAACAGTATCCTTGGTACTATTATATTCATCTTTTAGTTGTGTTACAGTCCCATCTTGTTTTGTGATAGTTGTATTACTGATAAGACTAGATATTTGACCTTGAGCTATACCAATATTCGTAGTATTAGTGGTTACTTGTTCAATAATACTACTTAAATCTCCGTCTACGGTAATATTCTTAATTGTATCAACTGTCTTTTTAAGCTGATTGAAAGACACGTCCAGTGTCTGTTCTGTGTCATCAAATTTGATGTGACTCGCTTTTATGGTATTAGTATTATTGTTTATACTACTGATAACACTACTAATATCCAATTTACTACCATTTATATTGGCATTATCATTAACCATGGCGTCTACTATTAATCCATTAGCTACGGCACCACTTTTTATACCTTTTTCGTCTATCAATACACCTGTACCAGTAGCATCAAATAAACTGAATGTGAAATTACCAGTAGCATCTTTTCCTATTTGAATACGTACTTTTCCGTCTTTATCTTTGAATTGTTGCAAGTTACCTTGTAGCAACATAGAACCGTCATCACTTTGAATACTTACATTATTAGTATTAATAGTCCCGGTATTAATTTTATTAGCACTAACAGTATCAATCATTGCGTCCTTTATTAATGCATTAGCTATAGTTACTTTATCACTTGTCAATACTAAAGAGTGGATATTATCCATAGTTAAGTTTCCACCTATTAACGTTTGTATCTGTGCTACTGTAGCTTTTAGGTTAGTGATAGTCGCATTAATGGCATCTAAATCTCCAACTTTTAGGTTATCTATTTTAGCGTTAACTGCAGTAAAATTTTTAGTAGTAAGGTCTTTAAATTCCCCTACATCTGCTTTGATTTTCTCAGCTTCTAATTCTATTACTTTTAATTTTGGAACTCGTTCTCCATCTAATAATAATTGTCCCTCATCATCTATATATAGCCATGGAGCCTTTCCGTCTTTTGTAAGTGTTTCCAACATTTCCTGTAGATCTTGTGGAATTTTCGTATCAGGATCAGTTTGTAAGGATTCTGTTTCAGGGTCACCGCACAAATCTGTTATTATTTGTTTCGCAGTTTCCATGTCATTAGTTGCGTCTTGAAGTTCCGCACTCATTTCATCTGTTATTTCCTCGGTGCTTAGGGCTTGAGTTAATACACTAACAATTCTATCTATGGCCTTGTTATACTCATCATTGGCTTGTTGTATATCACCTATTTTAGCATCCTCGCATTCTTCATCTTCGATACTTTCGATTTGTACTTCAATTCTATCCTGGTCATCTTCCACAGTGTCTGCCACTTCATAATACGTATCATCCTCTGTAGTATCACCGGAAGTAGCTACTGTAGCTGCTTCCGGTTCTTCTGCAAATTCTTCCATTTCTTCATCTTCTGTCGGCCATATAATCATCTCACCGTCATCATCATATATGGGTCTCTCAACGTGTTCTTGTCCATCACCAACCACGCAAATCCCTCCTATCCAATCATAAATCTACCGACAAATAATATATTCTTACTCGCAAGGTTTTTAACCTTTACTTTTCTAAATACTCCACTTGATAATCCGTTAGTGCATTCAAGCGCTACATAATCTCCGTCTTTGTCTTTTTCTACTACTATAGCAGTATGAGATATGGCCATAAATTCACCATTATTTTTATTATCAGCATCCATGAATATAATATCTCCAATAGCTAAATTCTTAAAAGTTTGTAAGTCTGCCACATCTACTACCCAATTCTTTTGCACAAAATACTTACCGATATTTGCTTCATTTCTTGTGCTAGGTATCGCCCAACTAATACTATTATTCCTATTATTGTCAGTTTTCTTTTCATCTCCATATGGTGACTTCTCATAAGTCCAACCTGTTAATACGTAGTTAAGAAAACAACTATCGTCTATTTGGTACTTATTATTCACTTTCCATTTACTGATATTCTCAGCGGGATTCTTGAAGTCACATGGAGTGGTTGCATTGTACGTGAACTTACTATTATTATTATAGTAACTATTAGCAATTTTAACTAAGTCTGAGGCATATTTGAATAATGGTTGTGCATAATTACTACCTTTTTTCTTAGCACCAACACTTCCTAGGTATGCCTTATCGCTGATTGTAGTATCTGGGTTATAATAGACCGATATAATGTAAGTGGTATTTGCTTTTGGCAATAGTACTCCATTCTTACAATCTACCCCTTCTAAGTACACTGTATCGGGTTGGATTAGCTTAAATCCTTTTGCAGCAGTGAATATAATACGTGCATAATAACTATCATTGTAATTAGTGGATGAAGTTGCAGGTACTCTAAATTGTAGTTTCTTCAATGGCTTATTATAAGTGTATACTCTCTGACTATCTAACATTTTATTACTAGTTAAACTGTCGCTTTCCCATTCTGCTCCATCCCCAAAGTATAATATCTTTTTCTTATATTCTTTATAATAAGTCTGAGTAGATGTCTTATCCTTCATTCTATAGCCGTCAGTAGTTAAACTACTTAACCAGTAATATTTATCAGTAGCATCACACATATCCTTTGGTTTTCTTAAGAATATCACGTATCTTGTCTTGTTACAGTAGTCTAACATCATATTATTAAGTGAGTCTATAGCTTCATTCATTTGTTTATAATTACCTGATTGAGAACTTCTCAAACGAGCTTCCTCACATACAAATATAGGTTTCTTTGGATATTTCTTTAATAGTGCTTTTATAAGAGATTTATAATCTTCCACAACGTTATCCACATTATCTCCAAGTGCAGGAACTCCGAAAGCTAACATTATATGACTTACAGTTTTAGGATATGGTGTTTTGTCTGTAACTCCATTAACAGTAATATTAGTAATAAGTTTTCCACCTTCTACAAAGTCCTTAGGGGCTGCACTGTTAAGTCCTTTAAATGTAACTTCATAAGTTGAACCATCAGGGTCGTCTACTATGTCTTTTGGAGGTGTTGGTTTTGAAGGTGATTGGTCTTTTACTTTTGCTTCTTTATCCGCTCTTGCTAAATCCCAAGGTCTAAGTATTATACCATGTGTATACCAATGAGTCATACTACCTCTTGAACTATAAGTTATACTCATATCTTCATATCTTATGGCTCTAGGCCATTTATGACCTCCACTAGCATGAGCTATCATACGTTTACCATTTACTTTACCACAATACACAACTACGTGGTGAGTACCAGCAGTGGCATATTTAGAAGCTCCTCCAGGCTTTGATGCCCACGCAACTGTTACATTTGAAGGGACTGTGGCATTACTTAGCATTATTAAGTCTCCAGGTAATAATTCATTAATTGTTGTACTTGTTAATTTTTTTAGAGTATATCCACTATATTTACAAGCACTTTTTACTAAAGTACCATAATTACAGTTAGCTCCTCCATATTTTGCTGTTACACTTCTAAGTCCTGCATATAAATGAGCACATGAACTAAGAGAACTACAAACGTAGCAATATGGATTTTTAATTCCATGTATAGTTCCTTTAACTCTATGTCTTTTACTATCATCATATATACAAGACCCTCCATAGTAAGTAGCTTTTTTATACTTTTGATGTAATTCACAAATTTCTCTAGCCTTATTGACTATCTTTTTCCTAACATTTTCAGCAACTCCCTTTTTCGTAGTAGTATTACCATCTATTTTCCATGTAGGAGCATTCTTAACACTTGATGCTCTAGTCATAGCGGATTCCGTTGATACGGCAGTAGCTTCTGCACTCTTATTTGATGTAGCGGGTTTTATTGCTCCATAACCTCTTTTCTTACCTTTTTCATCAATACAGTATGGCAATTGACCGTCTACTACTTTGTACCATCTAAGGTAGTCTTCTATATTTGTAGGAGTACCCCATCCAGTCACTTGTTTATATTTTTTTCTATAGTTTTTCCAAGGCGCCTGCATTGTGTCTATTACTTCCCAGTATTTCTTTTTAACTGCGGCAGATTGTTTGTATAATAATGCACTTTTTCCATTATTAGTTACAACTATATTTAGTTTGTATCTATCTTTAATGTAATGCATAACTACCCATTGAAAACCACCTATTCCAAAGTTATATCCTACTAATGAAGCGAATATATTATAATGATAGTCTTCCAGTCTGGCTCTCATCTCATTACAACCCACCATTATTTGATTACATATAGCTTTATCTACTTTTTCACCATTTATAATCTTAGTGCCACAAGATTTAGGTTTCATATTAGAGTAACTTGGTGTGAAGTATTCAACTTTACCATCTAAATATTTTATTTTCATTTTCTTATTGAAATAAGTACCTCTCTCACATTGCATAAGTCCGTAGGCACCAGCAGGGTCTTTTGTAGCGTCATATGGATTAGCACTAGACTCAGCATATATCATCGCATAAACTAGTTGAGGGTCAAGTCCAAATTTTTTACTGTAATACTCAACTGGAGCATATATTTTCCAGTGGTTGGATTTGCTACGCATATTTCTAATATCACTATATTTATCACTCCATTTACCTAGTCCAAAGCCTGCATAATACTCTACGGCTGCTTTATATTGTTTTGCAGTTTTACTACTATCTTCTTTTTTATCAGGTTGTGGTTGAGTAGGAGGTGTTTTACCTTTTATTTCTCCACATTTGTATTTTATACAGTCATGAATTCTACTATCTCCTATCCATAGTCCGTTGTCTATTTTCTTTATGTTTATTGCTCTATAATCTTCTGTGTCATCACTTACCTTGCCTGTATCATCACCAGGTTTTATAGGGTCTGGTACTACTTTATCTGTGTACTGTTTTATAAGTTTGTCTATTAATTTTTTATCTACGCCTAGTTGGTTAAGGTAATTTCTAATAGCAAGTAAGTCACTAGCAGTTAATTTGCCATGTTTCTTAATTATATCAACAACATCTTTGACTATATCATCTTTATTAAGAGATTTTATTTTACTACGTATTTGTTTATAGTTGCCCAAAGTTACACTGTTTTTAGAACGGTCAGTAAAACTAATTTCAAATTTTGTAATACGTGCTTCTAGTTGAATTGGTGGATTGAATTTTCTACTTACAACGTAGTTAGTATCACCAACATCAATTTCCTCGTAGTCACGTTCTGTCATATATACTGGAATTTCATAACTAAATTTAGTTTTATTTAACTCTTTTAATTTTGCATATCCCTCAAATATTAATGTATATATATCCTCTGCATCACTTTTATATTTCATTAACACATATTTTCCACCATTATTAAGCATTTCGTGCGCTTTCTCATCAAATATATAGTTTTGACCAAGAGGTTTATCTGTTGGGTCGCCTTGTTCTTTTTCCCATTTGACATCACTAATAGTAAGACCATTTTTTCCTACTGGTATAATACCACTACAAAAGTTTGTAATATCTCCAGTACGTTTCATTCCATAACTGTTTCTATCACTCTCGAATCTTTTGTATCTTTTAGTTCCACGCTCTCCGTTGGCAAAACAATCTACATAAAAGTTAAATTTACCACGTTTTATATCCACAGGAACTGTTCTAAATTGCCACTCACACTCGTATAATATTGAAGTGGCGTTCTGTATAACTGAATATACACTAGTAACTTCTGTAGTCTCCACCCTAAATGCTTCCTCATCTAATGAAGGACTTACATATCCTACTTTATAGTTAGTATCCATCAATATTGTTTCTAGTAGTTTTGTAGCGTTCCCATCTGCCACAAATTTTTCTACATAGCTATTATATAATTCAATCCCTATAAACTCTGCATATACAGTAATAGTTACATCATCTATATGTTCAATACTAGTAGTTTTCTTAATTTGCATTAATTTGAAGTTATCTTGCCAGTAAAATCCAATATAGTTGCCTTCTAAAAATATTGGTTGATCTTGATAACTTACTTTAAAGGAGACCGTATAAGTTTCAGCCCCCGTTAAAAGTTCACTGGTATATGTATCATCGTATACTTTTATACTAATTGTATTTATGGTATTTATAATTTTTATCAGTTTTTTCGTGTTGTCTAAAATATATAAGTTTTTATTCATACATATACCTCCTATTCGCTGGTTAAATTCAAATCTTGGGATGGTGTACTTCTATCCTCGTCTACCACACCTAACCATTTTTCTCTTATTAATACACCTAGACTTGCAGATGTATCATCACTGACTACTTGTAATGTTGTTTCACCTTCATCTACAGTAAAGTATGAACTACCAATATCTACTAAATCATTTCTCAGCTCATTGTTTAAATAGCAATCACCATTTTCAAAATCCAAGTCTAATTTATCACCAGCCTCAAAGTATTTTATATTAACTTGCTCCTCGCTTTCCGGGTTCAGCTCATATACTCTTATATCACTAATACCAACTCCACAAGCATTTTCTAATTTATCAGCCATTGTTCCTATATATATTGCTAAGTAACTTAATGGTTCGGTAGAGTATTCACTACTACGTTTGTTATTAGCTGATATGGACTGTGTAAATTTACCTCCATCATTCTTTTGTACTTGAGCACTATATACGTAGTTTTTTCCTGTTTTCTTTCTAGTTAATGTGAAGTAAGCGTTGGCATCATTCCAGCTACCGTATTTACCACTCATATAATGGTTAGTAATAATTTTACCATCGGAATCAACTGTCTGGTCAGTTTTTTCTTTTGGTTTATCATTACTTGTGATTAATATGGATTTTTTACTTACGCTTACCTCAGCTTGATTATATTCAAAATATGGATTAATATCACCTAAATATAATCTGAATATCTGAGTACCATTTATATCGAATCCATATACCTCAGCTATTCCTGTCTTATGGTCTGCGTATGCGGGGTCATCACTATAATCAACACTATTATCCATTGCGGCTGCTCCCTTAAGATTATCTACATTTATATATCCATAATGTTTTTTTCCGTTTTTATCTTTCCATGGTTTATATATTCTGTAATATGTTATTGTTTGAGATGCACTATTAGAATCCTTTGGTTTATATGTATATGTTCTTTGTATTATTCTAAGTTTTGTGCCATATGGTATAGTACATTCTACCTTACTGTTTGGGTTAGGTTTTGTATATACTACACCACTACCACCTGTTAATGTTTTACTTGGAGTTAACCACATATTAGCCACTGTAAATTCCTTCACAACACTTTTAGAATTGTCCTTTACTTGTTTTTTTATGTATTTTGCAGATACATAATAAGTCTTAGTTTTGTATTTTATCTTTGCCCAGCCATTTTGTATTGTTACATCTGTTAATTTTGTTCCTTTAGGTATAATACCTTGTGATTTTCCTTTTGTGCTTGGTTGAGTTCTGTAATTAACACCGTTGGCAGTTACTTCATAGTAAGTAACTTTACCACCCTCAATTACCTTTTCTTTAACTTTTTCCTGCTCACTTAAAAGATTGTTCGGGTCACCGTTTTTACCACTTGACTTACATTGCATCCTTACCATTACTTTAAAATCATCTATATTTTTACTTAAAGCAATACGTGCACACGCACCTTTTATTTTCTCTGTGCTACTACTACCTAGTTCACTAAGTATAAAACTATTACCACTAGATGATATAGTAAAGGAACCACCTGTGCCACGACCTGAATTAATATTTGCTCCACTTTGAATTAATGTACCTACACTCTCACAAGGGTTGTGTAATATTAATGTCTGTTCCTTCTTTGTTGTACTTAATTCTAGGTGTGGGTAATCTCCTACTAATATCTTTTCCCCGGTTTTATTATTTTGTATTTGTGCGAAGTGTGTATCTTTGTCAAATCCTATACTCACATATGGTAGAGTTGGTAGTCCACCATTATTTTCTACCACTACTTGTTGTGAGTTTTCTTCTGCATTATACGCTAATACATTATCACTATAACTATATGGGGTGTGGCATATTAATTCTATATCAGCATAACCACTCATACTATTTTTCTTCTTTATTTTTAATGCACCTTTTAGCATTCCATAAATAGTGATATTTTCACAGAATTTTACTGGTACTTCTTGTTTTGTACTAAGAATATCATGTAAACATTGTACACGAGTTCTATAATCCTGTTCACTAACCCCTATTACTGCAAGAGATATAGGGATCGAGATGGGGTCATATTTTGCCCCATCAAATATTTCTCCGTCCCTGCTACTAACATTTATGGTATCGATAGATTTTTCCGGTATGTAAGGTTTTTCTATGCTAGTCACTATTGCCAAATCATTTATTTGTGAACCATTAAAATTAAAATAATTATACATAATCCTTATCACCTCTAAATCTATCTTGTTGGTTTTGTAAGTAATCATTACGTTCTTTAACGCTAGATGCAACAGCAACTCCGACTTTAGTTTTATCCATAAAAATTTGAGTATTTGTCTGAGCATTAGCTTTTCTATATACTTCTCCCATTTTGTCATAATCTATAGTTGGTTTATTCTCTTGTAATGTTTGCGTTAATTGTCTAAGTAAGTTAGCTGTATTACTATCTGGGCTATTATCAGTATTTATATTAATTCCTGAAGTAGCAAAATTGACTTTTTTCAAATAATTATTTCTGCCAAATTCATCTATTAATGATCTAGAAAAGTCTTGTATCGTTGCTAGTGTGTTTTTAGCATTCTCAGATATACCTATGCTGATACCTTCTGGTATCCATCTACCAACTTCATCTCTCATGATTTTTGAAGGAGAACCTATTTTAAATGCCGCTTTAAATCCTGCCACCGCTCTACTTGCTATGCTAGTACAAGCATTCCATAAACTTCCTACTCCACTCATAAGACCACTTATTAAACTGTGTATAGCATTTGAACCTATACTAAATAATCTGCCCGGTAATTGTTGCACTGCACTTACGCATCTAGATACAAATTGACTACCAGCTTGATATGCTCTGCTTGCCATTTGACTTGCCCATGTAGCAACTCTTGATATTGTATTTGTTAACCATGTTCCTACTCTTGAAGGTAAAGTTTGAACAAATCGAATAACTCCTTGTATGAATTGAAGCCCAGCTTGAATTGCTTTTTGATACATTTGAACCTTCCATGTTTCAACTCTAGCAATAGTATTTACAAGCCATGTAAATATTTTAGCCGGCAATGTTTTTATAAATTCAACTGCCTTGGTTACGAAATCTCGCCCTGCTTCATATCCTTTTGTGGCTAAGTTAACTACCCAGCTTGCTACAGTACCTAAAGCGTATCCTAACCAGTAAGCTATGTTTGAAGGCAATTGAGAGAACCAGTTGCCTATATTGCTTATCCATTGTGGTACCGTTGTTGTAAAGAAAGTGCCTATTGTATTCCAAGCATTAACTGCAGCTGTCTTAATAGTTTCCCATAAATTAATCCAAAACTGTCTAAAGCTTTCACTTGTATTCCAAAAATAAATAAATGCAGCTACTAAAGCTGCTATAATTCCTATCACTAATATAATTGGATTAGCCATTAATACTGCCCATAAGGAACTTAATGCTCCACCAACAGTACTAACTACTCCTTGAATTATTCCAAATACTGAAGGTAAACCTGACAATACTCCACGTAGTAGACCAAATCCAGATTTTAGTATTCCAATAGTTTCTTTCATTTTAACCCATGCTTGTATCATTTTCCCTATGATTAATAATGTTGGACCGATTGTTGCTGCTAATAATGCTAAAGTTACTATTACTTGCTTAACTGGTGCAGGTAAATTTTTAATTGCTAGTAATAATTTAGTTAATAGACCTACTAATAATGAGAGTGGTCCAGTAGAGTCTCCTAAGCTAAGCTGCAATGCTTCCCAAGCACTGCTCAAAGTTTTTAAAGCTCCTGATAAATTTTGATTCATCATATTAGACATCTTTTCAGCTGTGCCATTGCTATTTTCTAATTTCTTTGTGAATTCTTCTATACTGTCTGCGCCTGTATTACATAAAATCCCCATACCTTTTATAGAGTCTGCCGTAAATGTTGTCATTAGTGCAGCAGTCTTTTGGGCATCTCCCATACCTTCTGTTGCTTTATCTACATCCGCTATAATATCAGTCATTTCTCTAAAGTTTCCATTAGCATCTTGTACTTGTACCTTTGTATTGCCTATTTGTATTGCACCATTTTTCATCTTTTGTGTCATATCTCTAATAATCGCATTCAGTGCAGTACCACCTTCACTACCCTTTAGACCAGCATCTGCAAATTTACTAAGTATTGCAGTAGTTTCTTCCAAACTCATACCGGCATTATGTGCATTAACTGCACAATTCTTAAATGCTTCTCCTAGCATTTCAGTTGTTGTATTCGAGTTAGCTTGTGCATAAGATAGTACGTCTGCCATACGACCCGCTTGGTCAGCCTCTAATCCGAATGCTGTCAAATAATCAGTTACCAAATCGGATGCCTGTGCTAAATCCATGCCTGAAGCTGCTGCTAAATTTAATACTCCAGGAAGTCCGGCAGCAGATTGTTGAGCATCCCATCCAGCTACTTTTTTTCATTGTCTAGGCTCTTTATCCTAGAACTAGGCTTTCACCTAGAGTTGGACTATATCATTACCCTCGACTTTTTACGTTAGGGTAGAATGCGCTCGTGGATATTTCTGCATATAAAAAGACACCCTTTTGAGTGTCTATTACTTAGCTTACTTTATCTAGTCTCTACACCTTCTTGAGATTTCTCATCAAGCTTGGTACGGTGTTAGCATGTTTATATAAATAATTATAGATTTTTTGTTTCCTTTTTTCAGAGTAAAAAATTTTAGTTTTATACCATTCTTCAAAATCTTTATCACATTTACTTGAATTACAGCTTATACAAACTGGTATTATATTATCTTTCGTATAGTTTCCACCTTTTGATAAAGGTATAAAATGGTCTTGTGTTGCTCTTTTTAAGATTTTACCACAATAAGCACATTCTAAATCTCCATTATCATTTTTAAAGAAGTTTTTGCAATCTTCCCAGTCTTTTTTAGAAAAATCAGAAATTACATTTTTTTCTCTTGCTGCTCTTACCTGTGACATTCTAACACTTAGATTTTTATATTTTTCAGGGTTGTCATTTTTCCATTTTTTAACCCTTAATTTTATATCATCGTTGTTTTCAATATAATATTTTTTATTGTAATTATCTATTTTTTCTTTGTTTTTTCTGTTGTATTCTTTTTTTCTTAGCAATATTTTATCTCTATTTTCATTGTGATACTCTCTTTGTTTTTCTAAAGTACACGCTTTGCATTCTCCATGGAAACCACCGTTTGCTCTTTCGTAAAATTCATCTATATTTTTTTCTATTTTACATTTACTACAAACTTTACTTTTTTTATTTAGTTCTTTTTGAGTTCTTTCTTCCTTTTTATTTTTAGTATTTCTATACCATTCTTTTTTAGACTCAAGAACTTTTTCCCTATGCTTTTCTCTATATTTTTTCCCTTGAATACTTGCACATTCTTTGCAATAATTTTTATAACCATCTTTAGAATTTTTATTTTTAGAAAAAAGAGAAATATCTTTGTTCTTTTTGCAACTACAACATACTTTATTCAAAGTTTATCACCTCAAAATAATTATATCATATTTGCTATTATTTATCCATCCTACTAAAACTATTTATATAAATTTAGCTTTCACCGTTTCACATTCTTTTTTATGCTATAGATTTCTCTATAACCGCGCTAGCCTTTAACGCCATATATCCTAAAGCATCTGCGCATTCAGAGGCACTAAAAACTGTGGACTCACCAAACTTCTTAGCCGTATCTTCCAACATTTGAAAATCTTTTCCAGTAGCACCAGATAATGCTTGAACTTTTGACATAGCTTGTTCGAATTGCATTTGTGTTTTTACTACGCTAGCACCTAATGCCATTACCGGTGCTGTTATACTGGCAGTAAGCCCTGCACCTACAGTTGATAGTGATTTACCAAAAGAACTCAATCCTTCAAATTGTTGTTGAGTTTCTTTTATTCGATTTACTGCATCATTTAATCTACTATTGAAATCATTCATTTCTAATCTTAAATGTGCAACTATACTACCTAAATCTACCCCTGCCATAGCCTCACCTCCTTTTATGTAATAAAAAAACTGTAAGACTTTTATAATCTTACAGTTACTAATTCATTAATAAATCTAATCCTGGATTATGATGCTTGCTTTCTTGTATATCTTCTATAAACGTAGGCTTTTCACTCTTTCCATCCTTATTTGGTTGCATTCTATTATAAAGATATGTACATGCTTCATCTATACAGTATCGTGCATATATGTCATCGTCTTCTATGCCTAGTATATCACTAGGGCGACATCCGAAAGTTTTAGCAGTACTAATAACATTTATTATTTTCCTACTTTTGAATAAAGGGTATAACTGCATTAACAGTTCCCGTTGATTCACTCATTATTTGCATCTTTTGAGCGTCAGTCATAAACATTTTTATATCATCAAATAACGGTTCTACCATACAATCTCTACAGATAGTATCTATCATTTCCATTACCATTTTAAGTTCATCTGGATTCATATCAGATGTATCAACTTTTCCCTTTGATTTTTTATTACCTTTACTAATAAATAAATCATCTACTGTTTGTAATAGATTATTAGGAAGTTTTCCCACTGCTATCATTCCTAACATACTCGCAGGTTTTATTCTTACTTCGATTTTTTCATTTGGTTCAAATCCATCTATTTTTATAATTCTTGTAGCTTTATTTTTAAAAGCTTCAGCACTTATAACACTCATTTATATTCCTCCTAACAGTTTTTCTAAGATGCTTCTGGGTCAGCTGGCACTTCATCAACGAAAGTTATTTCTTTTATTGGAAGACTAGCTTTTGTATTTTCTCTTGCTTTTATCTTAAATTCAGGTGCGTAATATCCGTCGCCAACTTCCATATCTGGGAATTTTCCATAGCATTTATTAAGAGTAATTTTTACATAATTTACTATGGAGTCTCCTGAATAGTTTGCAACATATATATCGCATTTAAATGGTTTCCCTGTAAATCCTTCTGTCATCATTGGAGTAGACCATTTTTCTTCCTTGCCAGAACCAGTAACTTTATAACCTGCAACTAATTCAGCTGCTTTGGCGTCAAAAGTATTATCAGTTAAAGTCATATCATATCCGTAGATTAAATCATTAGTTCTTACAACTGCGAGTATTTGCTCTGGGCTTCTTAATATATCTTCATCGCCTTCGCTTAACACAGCTTCTAGTTCTGCTTTTTGTGCAGTTTTAATGTGAGTTGCTATTCCACTATTTTTAGCAGCTCCAGTTGACTCATCAAGTTCAGTCAGTACAACTTTCTTGATATTGTATAATATTGCCATTCGTTTCAATCCTCCTTTAATAAACATAGGTACTCGGTGTTTTGCATGATACCGTTGATATGTAGCAATGCAAATTTTCATCCCAGTACTCTTGTTTTAATTCATGTATTACTTCAATGTCATTTTCAGTTAACATTCTTATAACTTTTTTTCTTAATTCATCTAATTTAATTGGACTATTAGGGCAATAAATATATATAATCCATATGTCCCATCCAGCCAAATCATTATTCATACTAGTTAACACACTATTTTGTTTTAATACTAAAGTATCTTCTGATATTTTGCTTTTAACTTGTTGTGTTATATCGACTTTACATATTTCACTTAGCATTTCATATATTTTAATACGGTTCACATACATTCACCGCCTATAATCTCAGTGCTAATAACATACTTTTAAATGTTTCAATTTGACTGTCTCTAGCTTCTTCTAATATTTTATATTTACCTTCAAAAGCTCTTCTAGTCTCAAGCCATATACCATAGTCAACACCATGAGTAATAGATATATCAAGTGTTGTTCCTTCCCATTTAGCGTCTGCAGTAATCCCGGCTGTTGCGCTACCAGTTCTATCAATCCATTTATGATTAGATTGAGCATATTCTTTCATTTGAGAAGCTACGGTATTGCCTATGGTAGTTATTCCTGCCTTAGTTCTTTGGTCCATATTTCTTAGGTTGTTTATTACTTCACTAGCATCTATAGTAATATCACTCATTTAACTCAATCCTTTCAATCGGTATTTCATATAATAAATTGTAGTGTACTATGTCTAAGAAAATCCCAACTCTATAATAAATCCCATCAATTTCAAGATAATCATCTTCTTGTATAAGAATATCTTTCTCGTAAGGCATGTATAAAGTTGCTGAGGCATCTAACTCTACAATTCCTTGTCTCTCGTTAGTTTTGGTTGGTAAACGTGAGCTACTAGCATTGTCTATAATTCCTTTTATTGTACCTATATATGCCATATTCTCATTTAAATTTTTACATCCGTATTCGTCCTCGCTATAAATATCCCTGTATACTTTTATCTCTGTGCCATATTGATTGATAACTGCATCGACTTTTGATTTTATAGCATTAATATTCATCTGCTCTACCTACACACTTCCCTGTTAAAGATTTAGATATAGTTGAAGCGCCACTGGGATTTGCCATCCATTTTTTATAAAACATTTGAGCTAAATTTTGCCACATTTGAGAATTATTTTTTATGCTGATTGGTCCAACTGTAATATCTTGAGCATCTGCTTTCATCATGCAAGCAACATAGCATAATTCATTCATATCATCATATAAATTGCACATAGCTTCTAATTGATCATCTGAGAAATACGGATAATTTTCTTCTTGTAAAAATATTTTCGCTTGTTCTACATTTAACATTAAAATTCCTCCTTACGTTAAAATACCCCTAGGAATAGAAGTCTCTAAACCTAGAGGTTATATAAAAGGAATATAAATGAGCTAAATTATATTATATCTCCTGTACTGCCACCTGTTTTGGCTGCACTTATATCTGCAACTGCACAATAATCAATTGTTTCAAATGAAGGTATCATCACAGAAGATACAATTGTAACTACATTCACAGGGTGTTTTTCTTTATAAGTAGTTATTGCAGTTCCTGTGTTTACTATTGATACTTGAGCATCTGAGCCTGTCATAAGGTCTGACTCTTCAGGAGTTGTTCCATACCAAGTTGAGCCTAAAGGACCAGATGGCATTATTGCAACTTTATTATCTGGTATTAATGATACTGGAGAAGTAGATGCTAATCCTGTTGAGTTGTCTAAATTTGCAACTTTTTTAGAATATATAAATATAGAGCATCCAGTCACATCTTCTACGAATGCTTTCAATTGAGCTTCAGATACAAAATAATTAGTATTGTTATCGTTTGGATACATCATTAAATGAATTTTTTTACTTCCATATAATTTTAAGAAAGTATTTCTGTTCATTACAAGTCTAGTTGGTCTAGTACCTGTTTTAGTTTCCATATAATCGCACCAAGCTATTATATCCTTAACTGGATCAGCTGTATCATTTCCCCATCCAGCAGTTCCTTGTCTTGGCTTAAAACTATTAGCTTGGCCATAATCATATATATATTTTGCTCTACCGTCAGCAGAAGTAACATCTATTTTACCGGATGTTAATAATTGCATTCTCATTATTTCAGCTCGAGCTCTAACTCCTTCAACTAATCTAGCTGTTTCATTGAAAATATTTCTTATAAGAGGTAAAGCCAATTGAGATTGTGGATTATTTAATAAAAGATTTATTTGTTGTCTATCTTTTTCACCAATTCTCATTGCTTCTCTAAAGAATGCCATTTCAGTAGCAACTCTGTCAAATCCTTCTTTTTCTCTCATTCTTGCTTTTGCATCATAGTTAGAAGGTTGTATTGCTACTGGCAATCCATTTGCCCCTTTTAACCAACTTATATCTGTTCCTAATTGCTTTTGCGCCGGGAATAAAGTTTCACCAAAGTATGGTATTTTATTTTCTGGTTTTTCAGTTACAAAAGCGGCTATTTCTTTTGCGTTTATAAAATCAAATAAATTAATATTCATATTCTTTGCCTCCTTTGAATTATTGTGCTATTACATGAATTAATGGTGCATCTAAGTTAGCTGCATCTTTTAGTCTATCTTTTCTAACGAATCCATGAACAAGTACTGTTACATTTACATAGTCATCAGTATTTTCAGTATAATCATCTAATCTTACTGTATTGAATACTATTGCGTTTCCTGTAGCTTTAGTTGAGCTTGCTGCAGCAGCGGATTTAGTAACAGTTCCATCATCTGCAAGTGCTACCACTTGTCCAGCTAATAATGCTTTATTTCCTGCTGGGTCAGTAGTAGTAAATGTTTTTAATACTGAATATTCTATTTTAGCAGTTACATTAACATAATGGTCAGGAAATGCTAAAAAAGTTTTTTCAGGTGCTAATATTTTTGTAGTATTTAATTTTGGCATGTTATTTTCCTCCTATTTTTTAAAGTAATAATCGCTATCTATTTGTTCATCTGAATTTGGTTTGTTTTGTTTCGATAGCATTTTTCCAAAATCTCCTTCATTTGTTGTCTTAGAACCAAATAGATTTAAATTACTTGGTTTTCCTGGTGATCCAGTTCCAAAAAAATTAAATCCACCTTTATTTTGTTGTTCTTCAATTTCAAATAAATAAGATTTTTCTTTTTTAAGGCTTTCTACTTGCTCTTTAATTCCAGTAACTTCACCGTTGGTACCTACAGTTATTTTACTTTTATCTAAAAAAGCTAGTATATCTTTACCTGTATTGTCCTTAGCTTTAAATTCTAAGGCCATATCTTTTACGGCATTATTTAATTGCATTTCCTTAACAGTCTTATCATAATTTGCTATTGAATCTTCTAAGACTTTTATCTTTTCAGAAGCTCCTTCTGTGCCTTTTAATTCATCTTTAAGTGTACCTATTTGTGTATTTAGTTCTTTTATTTTATCATTGGAGTTTTTAAGCTCCGATATCTTAGAATCTAATCTAGTTTTAGGTACATATATATTTTCTTTACCATCATCAACGAAAATTTTACATCCAGCTTCTTTTAAAGCATCATTTATTTTATTCTCTATTTCAGCAGCATTATCTAGTCCTGCTAAGAAATCTTTTAATTGTTTTGCCATATTAAATCCTCCTTTTACATCCTGGTGGATGATATATCAATGTTTTTGCTAAAACATAGAAAAAGTATTTTTATCATACAAGGTTATGAAGTAACCAAGAACTTAAGCCTTTTTACGCCATGCCTAGGGCATAAAAAAAGATAACCCGAAGGCTATCCTGTTATTTATTTCAAAATATAAATTTAAGCTTCCATTAAAGCTTTTGTATTAGTTTGTTGAATGAATGTTTTTATTTGATTATAATCCCAACCACAATCCACTAATCCACTTACTAAGCATTCCATTGATTGAACTGCTTTTAATTCTTCTGAACTAAAATAATCTCTCGGATTAGCTTTTTTATCTATTCCATATTCTTCTCTTAGTTGTTTAGCATTTTTATTAAATATTACTTTGTAAATACAGTTTGTATAAGTTGAATATGCATGTCCATGCATTCTTTCATTTTCATTTGATTGTTGGATTGATTTTGTTAATGCTTGTCGTACCGCTATGCCCTTTTGTCTTTCAACTAATTTTTCTTTTAGTTGTTTTTCCATAGCATTGAATTGTTTTATGTAAGCTAACTTAAATTGCATTGCTTTTTCTGTTGTATATCCCATAGCTAATAATGTAAAACCATCTCTATTCATATAATACATAGGTAACTTTTTACCATTTTTAGCTTTATAATTACTTTCAAAGAACAAACCCGAAAATTCGGGGCTACTAATTTTGTCTTCTATTGTTCTTATGTCTTCAAGAACATGGTAGTGTTCTTTTTCAAAAGTTTCTGCTACATCTAAGCTGCTTACAACAGTTACTTCTTCTTTATTTAATTTTTGTACTTCTACTAACATTAACATCAATCCTTTCCGTTGATTTATTATTTTTAGAAGGCGGGTAATTATCCCGCAAGTTCTCTATATTCATATTATTTCCAATTTATGGATTTTAAATTAATGAAAGATAATAAAAAAAGAAGCTAAATAGCTTCATATCTTTTTCATTCATATTAATATCCTCCTATAATGGAATATCTCCATACAATATATCCATAGTGCCACTGTTTTCTTCCCCTCTAATCCATTTGCCTATGTCTTCTGCCATTTGAATATTAGATACTTCTTTTCCATCAATACAGAATACATTTTCAAGATGGCATAATCCATTAGGATGGTCAAATGGGCAATCCTCTACATTAAATATTTCCCCATCCCTATCCTCACATTGTTGACAAGTTCTTCCTGCTTGGTGTACACTATGCCATTTTAACTTTTGGGCATATGGATTAACTTTGTTTGCATTCTTTTGAGTTAATTGTGCTTGATGATTAAGCGTAGTTCTTGCAAGCCTTAATGCTTCATAATCTATACCACCAGCTCCATACCTATTAGCATAAGCACTACCTAACTTTTCTTTTGTCTTAGCTTTATCCCAAGTCCTATGGCCTTGTTTAGCAAATTGAGTTAAATTTTTAGCTATTTCAGTAGCTCCTTTTCCCTCAGCTATCATGCTTGTAATAGCTTCTTCTATCTTATCACCACTTCTGCTAACACTTTTCCATAGTCTTTTACTAAGCCCTTGGCCATCTTTATATATTTGTCCTTTAATCATTTGCTCTATTACTTGCCTATTAACTATACTGACTTGCTTCATTACTTGTTTGTATAGTTCAGTATCTTTATAATAATATGTATCTTTAAATAGCATATCAACATGTGCATTAAGAATATTATCAGTAACTTTCATATTGTATTCTTTAATAATTTTTAGAATTTCATTATGTAATTGTTTGCAGTATGCTGTTCTTGCTATTTGAGTTGCATTTTTCTTATGTGAATTAGCTTTATATTGCTTCAACATACTATCAAAAGCTTTATTATATGCTTTAAGTATTGCTTGCTGCTCTTGCTTATTAAGTTTTAATTTGTTTCTTTTTAGGTAATTATTTAAATCGTTTAAATATCTATTCATATTAACCACCCAAATATTTTTCTTTAAGTTTTTTACCTCTTATACAATTCTTAGTTTTTATAATATGATAATCTCTTATAGCTTCTTTATCATTTACATCACTAATCATCTTATTTCTTAGCTCTATAGCTTTAAGCATATCTTTTCTAAGCTTTTCATCTGTTACATTTACAATGTATTCTTTATAACATTCAGGGCATTTAAAATAAGTTATTTGCATATTGTCTATTTCTTTTGTATGAAGTTTTATTGTGAATTTTCTATTACATTTGTCACAAATCGCTTTATCCATTGCTTTCACCGCCAGCATTAAAATCATCTAATCCACTAGAACTATTAAGTGTCATATTAAGTTTATCTTGTTCATCTAATATTTCTTCGAATTCCTTATCAGCTTCTTGCGCTTCTCCGAAGTCTCTTATATATGATTGATGCGAACGTACATTAGCTTCAACTTCTTTCATAGCTAATTCTTTTGTCTCTGTTTCATCATCTGGTATTGGATAATTATGATAAAATTCTAATGATGTATTTAAATTTAAATCCTCAATGTTTTCTACATCCCTATAAAGATTTCCTTTATTTACAGTTTCAATTATTATATCTATTAGCCATCTAAATGCATCATCCCATTCTTGCCATTTTTCTTCACATCTTCCTATTAAATCATCGTTTAACATTCTAAGCGCTTTACCGCTTGCTACATTAACTAATGACTCTGGCAAAGGTTGATCCATCAACTCGTACATATCCTTTTTTAGTCCAGTCAAATAACTATCGGCTGCATTTTGAAAATTAAATGTAGATGTTAATTTTCCATATGCAGGAGTAGGAATATTTCCATCCATTGATAAACTTTGGTCTCCTTTTAAATCAATTATTGAACCAGGTGCTATTTTAATGCCAGCAATAGAACTAGGATCTGCATTTACAAATACATCTTGTTCAAACATTTTAAATCTTAATGCATCTCTATAATCGGAAATAGTTTTATTATAACCTATGGCCATATCTATTAAATCTTTTATGTCACTGTGTCCTCTTATATCTCCTGTTAATCCATCATTGAATATTATTTTACATGGTAATTGATTCAATCCCGTATTCCATTCTTGCTTAATTTCTTTTTTTTCTTTTTCACCATTTTCATTCACTGCTTCTATGTATGCTTGAGTATTTATACCATCAACAACCTGGTAAGTTGCCCAACATTCATTGACTCTCATTTCATAGGTCCATTTATGCCATCTTTGTTCTGTTTGAATTTTACCCATAGTAGTTTCATCTTGATATGCTATTTGAACCTTAACTAATTTGTCACAGTCATTTGAGTCATACTCATATGTAAACTCTGGCATTGTATAAAATCTAAATTTGATAGGTTTTTCTGATAGTACATTTCCTTTGTTATCTATATCAGTAATCAAGCAGAGCATTACTCTTTTCCCAATTGTACAATCTAAAAAAGCTTTAGAAAATTTATTCCAAAACTTGCCTTCATTTAATATCTTATTTATTATAGCTTTTTTATTATCAACTCTTTCAACATCTGCTCCATCGATTGATTTAATAATAAAATCTGGTTTTACTGCGGTCATAAATCTTTTCTGCTTTTTCATTAGCTTCTTAGTTATATTTCTGATTTCTCTAGTAGGTTTATAATCGTCAGTTTTTACTTTCCATAGTTGCCCTCTTTCATCTTCTGTGTCATCTTCAATTGTTTCTGGTCTACCTTCATAGAATTCATAATATTTTTTTACTTCCTGGAGTTCTTTGGCAAACTTGGTATCAGTACTATTTAATCCTAGTAACGATTTTTCTATTTTGTTATATATATCCACTTTATCGCCTCCTATTCTCTTGCTCCTTTACCGCTAAATAGTTTAAGCTCTCTATCAAATGTTCTATGTATAGTTGTATCTGTCATTAGTGCATATCTTATCTTGTCCATGGCATGGTCATTTATTTTTACAACTTCTTCTTTTCCTTTATCTAATTTATCACTATCCCATACATACGAACCAAATTCTTCTATATCATGAATGCAGCTTGGATCTAAAGTGAATTTATTTATATTAAGTAAATAAGATACCATTTGTATTCCTATTTCTACATTGTTTTTAGCTGCTATAATTCTTATATTATGTCTACTAAAATATTCATCTTTTAGTAGTTCTACTCTTAGTGGTGCTGCACTTGGGTCAATAGCAATATATTCTGGCATAACCATGTTTTCTCGTATAAAATTCTTTAAATCTGACACATACTCTTTTACTGTCTTTTGCCCTTCTTCTCTACCATTATGATAATAGGATGCTATTTGATGATATCTCTTTTCAGGTGCGTAATATCCAAATATGCCAAAAGTAGTGGCATTTTGTATCCCAAAGTCTCCAGCTATAAATATCCTTGTCCAGTTTCTTTTCATTTGAACTGCGTGTATTTCCGGATTAAACATAGGATATATAGCTCCATCTGCCACTGCCCATTGCATTTGTTATCGTAAAGACTCTTTATCCTTCACTTCTATACATTTCTATATAGTTCAGACTATCTCATAACCTTCAACTTTACTTGGTAAGGTTTTGGATTTCGTGGATATTTCTGCATATAAAAAGATACTCAAAAGAGTATCTTCTACTTAGCTTACTTTATCTAGTCGTTAAACCTTCCTAAGATTTCTCATTAGGATTGGTAATTGATTAGCATATACATTTGTACTTATGTACTTAGCCTTCCAATTTTAACCCAATTTGCAACATATCATTTCTGATATGTGGGGCCAATATGTTAACCCAAAATATATCTGTTATAAAACACTCCAGTATACATTGCTTTATATCTAGCTTTTATCTTTTCTGATAGAGACAAATTATCATCCATTGTAAAATGTAAATACAATAAATTTTTCTTTTCAGCTTCATCTATCCATTTTTTCTTGAACCAATGGAAAGGTGCCCCTGGGTTACAATTGAAGAAAAACTTACTTCCTGTCACTGAACATCTACCAGTGGCTTGATTAACGAAAGATTCAGGCATTAACGCAACCTCATCAAAGAAACACGAACACAATGTAACCCCTTGAATAAGATCCTGTGACCTTTCATCTTTTCCACCAAATATATAAAAATAATTAGTAACATTACCTTTTGTTACTATTAATAGATTGTCTGCTCTTTTATCTTGTATATTATATCCTCTAGCTTTTAACATTAATTTAAGCCAAAACAGTACATTTCTTCTAAATGAGCCTATTGTTTTACCGCACATACCAGCGTTTTGTCCATTAAACTTTTCCATGACAAATACAACATAAGATAATGACATCGATATAGTTTTCCCTGAACGTATAGCTCCATCTGCTATAATTCCATCCATATCATGTACTGGTGAATTGTCCATCCACCATGTAAGGACCTTCTTTTGTTTAGTGGAAAATGGTTTAAATTTTATAGTAGCTTTTTTCACTGTATGGACTTTATTATTTTTTATTTTGGACCATTTCTTTTTTAAAACATCAAGCTTATTCATCGTTCCATACCTCATCTGTCGCATTGTTTAAAGCTTCTATAAATCCATCGTTTTCTACTTCTTCTTGTGTATTATCATGTTTGTTCATTTCCACTTCCAGTTTAAGCATTTCTATATCAAGTTTAGTTTTTACACTAGTAGGTAATAAGTCCATTCTATCTGATAGCCATTGCAATGCTTTCATTTTGTCTTGTAGCTTTATTTTTATTCCGTCTCTGCCTTCTGATATCTCACTTATTAAGCTTCCATCTACTTCGCCACTATTTTTAAGGCTTATAGTATTTTTAGTGTATGTTCCATATTCGCCTTGTACTTCCTTACTATTGAACTCTAAGTAATCTGTTATATCTGCAAAAGCTATATCTATATACTTTTGAAATATATCATCTTCACTTAACATAGCTCTATTAAGTTTATTTTTCTTAAGCTTTTGTATTTCTAATTTGATACAAGGTTTTACAAGAAGCTTATATCCTTCTGAATTAGCTACATCATACTTGCATTGATAAGCTTTCTGATAAGCTTTGGTAGCATTAAAACTCTTTATATAATAAATACAGAAAAGCTTTTGTTTATCAGTAAGCTTAGTATTTTCTAATATTGACTCAACTTCATTAAAATCAGTCTGTTCTGTATTCTTCTTTTTAGCTACTTTTTTATTAGTTACGTTCCTTTTATTCTTAGGTAACGTTCCTTTTATTTTTTCTTCCCATTTGTCTTGAGATTTCCATTTCCTTATCTGAGTATCTTTAACCCCAAGCTGCGTAGCAATATCCTTGAGTAAGATTTCACCGTTATTTAATTTATATATCTCAAATGCTTTATCTCTGTTTGGACTTCTTACCCTTGCCATATCACCACCTCATTATCTTTTCTATTTAAGCATCTTCCTCATTTCCATTATAAAATTCTTCAAACTCTTCATCATTAGCTATAACTCCAAAGTAATAGCACTCGTGGCCAAAATAAATATGAAATAAAGGTATAAAGCAATATATTATGCATTTCACAGTAGACATATTTGCCACACATCGCAATCCTTATTCTGCTAAATATTCATTAATTCTTAGAAAATATAATGCAAATGATATTAACGATACTATTACAAACGCTAAATATATTTTAAATATCATTTTATTTGTTCCTTTTGCTATTTATATTTTTATTTCTATATTTTAGCTTTCTTTTGTCCGACTTAGCTTCTATTAATTCCTGAACTAATCTTATATATTTTTCATCATTACTTACCCTCGCATGACTGGTCAATAGATACAAGTTTCTAGTTTTAGGCATCTTTTTTCTTATGCAGTTATCTATTACTGTTTTAGCGACATTAAAACCATATATATGGGAATGTCCTTTTATAAATGGCTTCTCAGTGTTATATACAACATATCCTTTCTTTACTGCTAGTATTATGTATTCTTTTCTTTCATACACTTTCTTTGCTCCATCCGTTTTATCAAAGTTTGGTATTTCCTTCATAATGTCATCATATTTGTACAATTCCTTTGGAATTTCTATTGTAGGTTTTATAACTTCATCTATTTCCTTCCATCTTTTCACCATATAATCACACCTTTTCATACAAATAAAAAGAACACTAAATTATTAGTGCTCTTTGCGGGAGTAATGAATAAAAACAATCATTAGAAGGTTTCCAGAGTTGCACTGGATAATACTCATACCTTCATATTGCACCCAAATCAATGGGCGCATTAAAATGGAATATAAAATCTTAAAAAGTTTAAAATTAAAGATATAGTTTAAATATAATGTAAAACAATAAGTAATTAATAAT